TTGCTTCTTTTACCATTGATTCTAATAATACAATAGTCGAAGTGGTCCCGTCACCACCTTCTCTATTAGTATTTTCAGCAGCTTCTCGTGTCATCATAACACCCATATTCTCAAATTTATCTTCTAAGAATATTTGTCTAGCAACGGTAACACCATCTTTAGTAATAGTTGGAAATGAACTTTCCTCGAATATAACGTTAATACCTCGTGGACCTAATGTAGAACTCACAATTTTAGCTGTTGATTCAACTCCTTTTAATATTTTTTCTCTTGCTTGTTCCTCAAATAGAATTTCTTTATACATTTTTTTTATTTATTATTTTTTTAACTTCCCAATTTATTATTTCATTATACTTCATAATATAAAATGCTTCTTTTGGTGAAAGATGTGTTTTTTGATTAATTTTTTGCCATTCAAATACTTCAGCATCACTATATAATAGCTTTCCATTTTCACCATTCCACTCTTTATATAACGATTTTATTTCTTCCTTTACCTCTTTTACTTTTTCATAATCTTCTTCCATACATTTTTTATTAGTTTATAATTTAAATCTTTTATTTCCATACATTTTTAATTATTTACAATTACCTTTTTTTAATCCACCCTTTCTGACACTCTTTCTAGGGCTTCTTTTTCTTGGTCCAGTTCCATCTCTATCACTCATATTATTTATTTTATTTATTCTTTATAATCACAGTAACCAATTATGTCAGTAACATCTATAAATGAATATATTTCTCCTTTGAAATTTAGATCCAATATAGCATATTTACCAAAAATGGCTGTCTCTCCTTTTCTTTCACCTTCTAATATTTCACCAGTTATAAGTTTCTTGTCTTCATCATCATTGTCAACAGCAATATCTGCTTGTAATGAGGTGTCTTTATGCTTTTTAACAAGTATTACACCTTTTCTAGGTTTTATATTCATACTATTTTTTTATTAATATTTCTAATGCTTTTTTAAGTTTTAAAAAAGTTTTATTTAATTGTTCTGGTTTTCTAATAAAATCTCCTTGACAAATCCACGCTTGACTATCCATTGAAAATGTGACACTAAATACTAAAACTTTTTCTGAAGTATCTGTGTCAGCAAATGCAAAATACTCTTTTTTCCCCATATCAGATAATATATCAATATTTATAATATAATAATCTATTGGCAATTTTGATAATGAATATCTTTTATCAATACATTTATTATTCAATATATCATCATTTTCTGGATGACTTATTTTATATTTAGTACCATACTCAATAAAATCATACTTTTTCAAAAACTTATTTACTTCTTCTATTTTCATACTATTTTTTTACATTTTTTAAGTCTACAATTTGTATAATTGGTCCTTGTGGAGCAATTAACGGTTGTATTCCTACTTGATACTTTTTTGAAGATATTTCCAAATCTACTTGGAACATCTTACTTCTTCTTTCTAAGTCTTCCTTAACAACAGTATCACTTACTGGTGCTTTTACTTCTTCTACTTTCTTTTCTTCTTTCATACGTTTTTTATTATTATTTAATTAAACTTTTTAATATTCCTTAGCTTTTCATAAGCTTCTCTACGCTCTTTTCTTTTTATTCTATTAATAATGCTTTTTTGTTATATATATGTCTGTATATTTTTTAATTTTCAAGATAGTTATCTGAAATTTAAATATATCGAAAGATGTACTTCTGGTATAAAGATAATCATTTCTAAATACTAATACATCTATTCCTAATATTCTAATATACTTAGTATAAACTTTAAAATTATCATAAGATTTATTTTTCGCTTCTTCCCAGTCATTTTCTAATTCTTTCATTTTTATCTCTATTTTACTAGTTCTTTTTTCAATAACATCTTCAAATGATTCTAGTTCTTTTTGGTCTTCTTTCTTTTCTTTTCTCTTTAACAAATACTTTTTCAATTTATTCATACATTTTTAATAATTATCGTATCCATTATCTATAATTTTTGGCTTTGATAAACTTCTAATATCTTTTTGTATTCTTGTAAAGGGTTTTTCTCGTAATTGAGGAGTTTTTGGTCTGGTCATTATCAGATACCTAATCGAATCTACACTATGATCCGCCTTCTTCACTGGCTCTTCTGATTTATTTCTTGTTCTTCTTTGTAATTCAGTAAACTCTTTATAACGATAACTTTTTATTTCTCTACATAAATTAGGACATTTATCAGCAAATATGTAAAGATGTGATTGATTATTTTCTATTTGGAAATATTCTCTTATTCTAGTTATACCTGCACTTATATCGTTTTGACCAGGTTCAAAGTCCCAACCATTATCCCAAAATTCTTCTATAATTGAATATTCTATTTCTTCTCCACTAGTTAATTTCTTTGTTCTATTTTTATGTGTTGTAGAAGGGTCAATTACTCTTGTAGAAAATATTTGCATTGATAAACTTCTTTTATCCTGTATAGACATTTTTTTCATCTCTGTTTCTGTTTTACCCATATGTGAAGCAAACTTCTCAAACATTTCTCTAGAACTTTTTGATGGAATATTTGGTTTATAATATTCATCAATAATATATAATTTTTTATCTCTAGTCCAAGCGGCAACTAATCCTGCAGTAGGATTTCTTTGTCCAAAATCTACTGATATTAATAATTCATAAGGTTCTGGTATGTTAAATGATTTTATAAAATGATGTGCTTCATTGAAGTCACAATATTCAGAACCATATATTAATTCACCAGATTTAGTTGTAGAATCAATTTCATATTCTTTCAACCATTTAGCTTTGGGCATTCCTTTTCTTTCTCGTTTATACCATTCTGCACCGTTTCTATCAGGATCTTTATCTGGGTCAGCAGTATAATGTGTCATAACAACTGTAAAACCGTTATGCTCATTTTCCCACACCTTCATTCCTTTTATTTTTTCAGGACGTTTTACATCTTTAAATTGCATATTTTATTTAATATCTTTTAAAAAATTTAATAATTCTATAAAATTATTTTTAGTATAATCTTTTTTTTTAAAATTTCTTATTAATTTTATTCTTTCCTTAATCTTTTCTATTAAATCTATTAAAATTAAATCTAATCTTTTTTTATTTTTTATACTTGGTTTTAAAGAAACAATGTTTTCAAAAAATAATTTTCTATTTTCATCAGTAAATTTGACTCCTTTTATTTTCTTTATCAAATATGGATTTGTTACTCCCTTTAGTAATAATGATGGACAATCAATTCCTTTTTTAAATGAATGTCTCCACATTTTTACTGTTATATCCATTTTTCTCTTACAAGTAAAAAGATTTTCTTTACAATATAGAGATGGTTTTTCGCCTTTTCCATGAACAGTAATATTTATAAAATCTTCTATTTCTTTAATAGTTGGATTTATATTATAATTTTTTTTATAAAAATCTATTTCTTGTCTTTGCTTCTTTGTTATTTTCATTTATTTAATAAATTTTTTATTATATATCAATCAAGTCATAAACCATATCATCAAAGAAGGTCGAATCTTCTGCTGTACTTACTCCAGTAAATCTACCAATAGATGATAATGTTGGTTTAGCAGCTGTATAAGCATCACTAGATTCTGGCTGAAAAGCCATCTCATCTTCAAATATTCCACTAGCAGCATAACCTCTAATAATATCTCCACCTTCAGGTATTCCACGTATTTCAGAATAAATTTGAGGAAGTACAAACTTACCTTGCGTATGCTGTCCTCCATGTTGAGGATTACATATTAAATCTTTGAACTGACCACCTTCATAGTATCTCTTTAGAAACTTAGGTTCATGGTCGTATATAAATTTAGCTCTTCTTACTAATTGATCAGCATCTTCGGACTTCTTTGATTGAAAAAAGCTTAATCTACCGACATGAAACTGTGTATCCCATAGATATAAAGCTGTGAATATCCATGACATCATTAACTGTCTTGTCTTGGGAATTAATAATAAAGGTTTTGTCAACCATAAATCTACTAAAATTTTAATGTACTCTTTTTCAGGGAATGTTTTAATTGGATTTTCTGGGTCATGAGAATCTAACGTATATGCCCAAGTTGTCATCCAATAATATGGATTGTCATAACATAGTCCCCATTCTATATCTCTTAATTTTTGACTTTCTTTCAATTTTTGTAAATATTCAATTTTCATTATTTAAACTTTATGTTCTTGTCTTAATTCTGATAATATAAGACCTAATTCTTGACTATATACAAATTCATAAATCTTATCTTCTTTATCATATTCAAATCCTAACTTACGAAGTAATTTTGCTTCTTCAGGATTTATTGTTTGATATACTGCTTCATTTTTCTTTTTCATTTTATTACATTTTTCATATAAAAATATAAAAACAGGGCTTAGCTATCTTTATAAATATTTATTAATCATATAGTTTATCATATTTGTTCCGCTAGAAGATGCTGTAAATCCTGGAGTAATTGAACTAGCAGAATTAGTTGTTCCTATACAATCAGGAAGATTCAAATTATAAGTTCCATGATAATAATTTGGTTCTCTTTTAACAATTTCTTTATAAATCGGTTGATTTATAATAACTATCTCTACTGGTGAAACATTTCTAGCTATTTTAGACTTATCTTGTCTTTCTTTAATAGCTACAATATTTCCATTTTTGAGGTCTTCTAAATCTTCCTTTAGAATTCTCAATTCTTCTTCTACTAACGCTTTTTGTTTTTTTTTAAGTTCAGTCGCTTCAAGAACTCTTTGAATTTGTCTTTTAAGCACCTTTATTTCTTTTTGATTTAATTCTTCTTCTACTTCCTCAAAAGCTTTTTTTACCATATCCTTATTTGTCATATTAGTTTTTCCTTTCTTCTACTACCTATGAGTAGATGGATAACTATTAAGCCCTGTATTTATTATTTTTTCTCTTCTCTTTCTTCTCTAATTTCGTTTAAATCTTTCATTCTTCCGTGTTCTTCAGTAACATGATAATTGCTATAATCAATAACACCATCAACAAAAACAATTCCTAAATAATCTTCCATAGACCTTATTCTTTGTAACAATTTTTTTGAAAACATACTCTTTTTTTTATTTATAAAATTTTATAAATTTATTATATTTGGTGGAGATGATAGGTATTTCACCTATGTCTTGTCAAATTAAGACATCCCCTTAAATAATTTATAACCATTCACTTTATATTAAAAACAATAGGCATTGCTAACAGGTATGTTTGTTATTCCACATCTATTTTGGACGCCAAGTAGAAAATAAATGTATGTAATACCTATTATTTTTAATATAAACTTATAATATAAACTTATACTCCAGAGGCAAAGATGGTTGTCCTAAAAGCCTATAACCTCTAAAGTCTTCTTAATAATTATTATCCTGTTTTATCTCAGTAATTATCTATATCTTCTG